CTTGCCGACCTGTGAGCTTTCCCACATCTCGCCGACCTGTGAGCTTTCCCACATCTCGCCGACCTGTGAGCTGCCCAACATCTTGCCGACCTGTGAGCTGCCCAACATCTTGCCGACCTGTGAGCTGTCCCGCATCTCGCCGACCTGTGAGCTGCCCAACAGTACCTTTACATCGTTCAGCAGTGCTTTAACCTCGCAACGCTTAAGACGATAGTATCCGCTTGAAAGCTTTTCCAGTTTCTGATCCACCAACACATGCTCTTTCCACCAGCCGCATACAGCTTCACGGAAGATCTTCTCATGCTCACTCTCGTCAAACCACTCCGGTCTCATGTCCTGATCTACAACAAACCGCCATTTGTCCGGTTCTTCTGCCGGGTCAATCCACCACTCATTATTGACCGGAACTAGCTCGGCTCTCACAAACACATTCGTTGCTCCAAAGTAATCATCATTGATTCCCAGGCTCTCCAGTAAGTCCGAATGGCTGTCGTTCTCGCCAGGTGCCACAACTACCTTGTTTTTCAAGATAATGCCGCTCTTAAATCTGCACATCGTTTTTCTCCTCCGTCTCTTTCTTATCGTTGGCTCTCAGTGTTGCTACGCACATAGCCACGAACACTACAAAACCGCCGCTGATAAATCCGGCTCCAAATAAAGTCATTCCACACCTCCATTGAGTTTTCCCGCCTTAACTCAACTCAGAATTGAGTTAAAAACGAATTAAATTGAGTTAAATTGAGTTAAATCAACTTGGACTTCTCTTCGTCCGTTATCCCTGCGGCCTTTAGCAACGGCCACAGTTCCTTTAACCGCATCGAGCCGGGGTCCTTTTTCCGCAGCCGATACGTTGCCAGATTCATACCCGCCATCTTCGCCATACGCTGATCGTCCAAACGCTTGCGGGCTTTAATAACATCAAGGAGTATCTGGACATTCTCCCCTTTTTCGTCAGCGTATGTCTTTTTTCTCAGCATAAGACCTCCGCTCTGGTAAACAAAAATCCTGTAAGCATCCAATCTTGTGCGTAAACAGCTAAGTCGTGAGTATCTCCTGTACCACGCTATTCTAATGTGTTTACCACGTTGCGCCTACTTACGGGCCGGAGTAACCGCGTTAGCTCCGGGCAAATGGTTTTATATATTTACATTTACATTATCATTTACATTAACATTTACATTTACATTAGGTTTTCAGATTTAAAACCAGTGGTTTATGTTTTTAAAAAGTAATGTTATACTCCTTATAAAAGGAGAGATATTTATGTACCTGAATAAAGAACAATTCTGCTTGTTAAAACGCATCTGCTCATGTGAAGAAATGAGTTATTCATCCTTATCAAATCAAGAAAAAATCATTTCTGAGTTTCTGTGCAATGAGCATTTTATCAGCATTTCCCGCGAATCTTTCCCACATTTCAGCGGCGAAAAAGTTTCGTATCGGTATGGCGAACCGATTTCTGTAAAAATCACAGAACAGGGAAAATCTTACATAGCAGAAAGAAAACATGAATTTACAAAACTGCTTTTCAAGGATGTATTTATCCCTGTTGTTGTGTCCATAATCACAAACCTATTAATACTCGGATTAAAACTGTTACAACACTGGCTACTACCGCAGGGATAATATACTCAAATTTAGGATGTTTTTTCGTTTTGTTTCACCCCTTTCTCACTTTTGAAACCAGTGGTTATTATTCATAAAAACCAGTGGTTATTTAATTTGAAAGTTCAGTAAGTCATCCGCCAGATGCCCTACAGGAATCCTTTCTCCCGGCTGAACCTCAACAGCCTTTGGATACTCCAACCTATCTTTGTTCCCGGTCAGCAACGCTATGGTCAGCTGATTCACTTGATACTGCAAATGCCGGATGTAATCAAATAGATAGGTTTCGTCTTCTTTTCTCACTTCTCCTCCTCATCCCGCCTGGTAGTCCTCCGCTCATCCTCAAACGCTTTTAAATCGTCCTCAGAAATCCGGTATTCTTTGCCGATGCGGATAGCCGGGAGCTTTTTGGTTCTGATCCAGTCCCATACGGTAATAATCTTCACACCGTATCTCTCTGCGATTTCTCCGCAGTTATACATCTTTGACAACATATCACCTCCATCATTGTTGTGTTTCGTTCGGTTTTGTGTTACCATTGTTATGCCTAAACGGCAAAGGAAGGAGTGGTTATCATTGACCAAACTTTTGAATTTGCCTGTTCCCTTTGCTTCTAACCCGCCCACACTGAAACCTCGACAGTCAAAACAGGTCAAAGGCGGCTCTGGTTGTTTTGTCAGCGATTAGGCATGTTGCAGAACCAAGACTGCTAAAGTGACAAGGTGCTTTAAGAAGCATTTGGCACCATCATATGCGGCTCATGCCTGCAAAGTACATAGGGTAAACAAATTTGGAAAAGAACTGTTCAGAATGGTGCTCTGGGCAGTTTCTTTTTATTTGCTGTTAGGGACGAGACCCCTAGCAGTTTCTTTTTGCATCAAATCCGATAAGAGACTGATGAAACCGACACTTTCATCAGTTTTCTTTTTGCCCGGAATGGTGCTCTGGACAACTTTTATTTCCCATCACGAACAGAACCAGAAACAGGATTTTCCTCATCCTCTAAAAGAGCTTCGATGCCGACTCCGAAGTAAGTTGCGATCTTCTGTAGCTTATCGACCTTCGGAACACTTCTCCCGCTTTTCCAATCTGAAAAAGTAGATTTTGGAATTCCTGTATCAGATGCAACTCTGTAGTCAGTGACGCCTAAAGAATCGCGGAGCTGCACATACTTTTTATACAAAATATCACCCCTTTCCTTAATAAACTATTGCTTTTAGTTCGGAAATGTGATATAGTTCAATTGTCAGATTAAAAGATTCACATTTCCGAACCGATTATGAAAATCATATCAATTCGTTTGTTATATTTATGATTTCCTAACCATGTATCAACTATAGCACGGATTTCATAAATAGTCAAGCGTTTTAGTTGTGATTTCATAAATATTTTTCAAGGAGTCCACTATGTACGAAATATTTGCGAAATTACTGGAAGAACGTGGCGTTACAGCTTACAAAGTTTCAAAAGCAACTGGAATTGCTGGCTCTACTTTTTCAGATTGGAAAAGTGGGAGAAGCACTCCTAAGCAAGATAAGCTACAGAAAATTGCTGATTATTTCGGCGTGTCTGTTGACTTCTTAATAACAGGAAAGGAGGAAACTGCCGTTGCACAAGAAACACATGTTGATTTAAAAGCGGAATTTAACCGCATCAAGAAACTGTTGGAAAGCGGGGAAAACGCACCGTTGTACTTTGACGGTCAGCCCGCAGATCAGGAGAGCATCAACTTGCTGCTCGATCAGATCAAGATATCTGTTGCGCTTATGGAACGTATGCGCAAAAAATAGGAGAAGTGGAACATGACAGATGCAAAAAGGACAGCCGTAGAGCTATCGAAGATGTACCATACAAATGATCCGTTTGAGATTGCGGAACGACTGGGGGTATATACACAGGTTGGACCTTTGGGGAAAATATTCGGATGCTGTTTAACCATAGCGGGGCAACGCTTCATTTACATAAACAGTGATCTGGATACACCTACACAGAAGATGGTAGCGGCTCATGAACTGGGCCACGCCGTGATGCACCGGGAAGACTACTTCTTTTTTAACTGGATGAACGATACGACATACCGGAGCCGGGCAGAAATCGAAGCGCACACCTTTGCCGCAGAACTGCTTGTACCGGACAGCGTTGTGCTGGAGCATCCGGGATTTACATTGAATCAGCTATCCGCATTAACCGGATACGCTGAGGAATTTTTAAAATTCAAAAGAGTTTAGGGGGATGTGTATGAGCAACTACGTTACAGTGACAAGCCACAAAAAGAGACGAACAGCTCTTATCCTTTGCATATTAGGAGGTTGTTTAGGATTGCACTACTTTTATGTAGGCCGTTACGGCAAAGGAATCCTTTTTATTTTTACTGCTGGATTATGCGGCATTGGATGGATTTCAGACATATCAAAAATTTTGAAAGGGCGATTTGTCGATCAGTACGGTGCCCCGTTGATTGAGTGGTAATGCAGAAACATGAAAAAAGGGTGTTTATACTGGTTAGTACTCGGCTGGTGGCTCGAACCTATACTGTATTTGATAAAACAAACTCGCATCGTTGTATGGATAGCAGCTATATTAGTGCTTATCGGGTTCTTGATAATGGCAGGAGCTTTTCTCGTTGCTATGGCGTTCATATTTGCCGCCCTGGCTGTTTTAACCATCGTAGCCAGTCTGATTATCGGATTGATACAAAAAATCCATCCTCGGCGTGCTTGCGGCACTGATATGGAAGACCTACACGCAGAAGAGTTTGAAGATCCGGAAGAAACCATAAATCCTATAACAGCTAAAAAGCCAGAAACTACACCAGTAAAGAAACCAGAAATGTCAGACGAACAGGCATTAAGATACGGTTTGATATGCAACGCATACTTGGATCACCAGGAAGAAATGGAACAATACGAACCACATGAAAGAAACAACGAAAAAGGCAATATACAAGATGATCTGTGATTCTATGGAACCGCAGACGGAACAGGTATTTGATGTACTCTTTTCCGGAACATCCGAACAGGATTCGGAGCAAAAGATATACTCCCAAATGCTTCGGAACGGAATTAAGCTATCTACTTACCTTTCTGTACAGATGATTCTTGATCTTCTGATTGAGAACCAGATCGTTGAGTTGGATGAGCGCCAGATTCAAAAACTTCTCTTACAGCAGCTTTCATCTGCCGCAGAGGAGAGGGGGAATTCTCAGGAGTGACGATGCTTTCCAGACGCTCAACACGATTTACTAAGTTATTCCATCGTTTTTTTGATATAAACATAAAATACCATCCTTTTTATTTTTATCATATCAGAAAAACCTATGGTTATATCACCAATATAAAAACGCCCGGTGCTACCAACACCAGACGTTTTAAGGATGTGATAAAATCACAAAACCTACACTGATATAATATCACATCCGGCAGCAGTCACGCAAGATAAATATCCAAAATCTGGTGGCTGTATTTTTTATACCTAAAAAGGAGTGATACTATGGCAAAAGCAAAAAAGTTACCTTCCGGCTCGTGGCGTGTCCAGGTGTTTGACCATTTTGAGCCGGTTTTAAATTCAGACGGAACTCCTGTTATGGAGAATGGAAAGCCAGTCCAGAAGAGGATATACCAATCTTTTACCGATGATGACCCATCAGCACAAGGGCGCAGGCGGGTCGAATTGGCAGCCGCTCAGTTTAAGGCAGAGAAACAGTCAAACAAGAAGAAAAAAGCAGCCAGGAACGCCGATATGACGCTCAGAGAAGCTACAAACAAATACATCGACCTATGCAAAGCGCTTAAAAGGTCTCCGGCAACCATCGAAGATTATAACTGCACAGTCCGAAACGGATTCACTGGACTTTGGGATAAAAGGCTTAAAGATATAACCGAAGAAATATTGCAAGAAGCGGTATCAAAAGAAGCGAATCGTCCGACAAACAGCAAGAAAGGAAAGACCATATCAGCAAAACGTCTGCTGAATGAATGGGGACTTGTTACTGCCGTATTACATAAATATACCGACATAAAAACCGATGGAATACAGCTACCTACACCAGACAAAAGAATGGCAGAGCTGTTGGACGCAAGAACTGTTATGGATATGGTTAAAAGGACCGACATTGAGCTTCCGGTTCTTCTGGCTATGTGGCTGTCTTTCAGCGCGTCAGAAATTCGCGGTCTCACCAAATCCAAGTCAATAAATGGTGAATACATCACCATAAGAGAAACTGTTATAACCGTGCGCGGCGAATCTATACGAAAAGATCCAGCCAAAAACAACACCAGAAAGCGGCGGCACAAGATACCAAAGTACATAAAACAGCTTATAGATCAGGTCCCTGGAGACGTGCTTGTGCCTTTAACGGATAACGCTTTGCATCACCGATGGACGCGTTTACAGATGCGCAACGGTATAAAAGATCCTATGACATTCCACGACCTGCGGCATCTCAGCGCGTCAGTTATGGCATTGCTGCGCATACCGGACAAATATGCGCAAGAACGCGGAGGGTGGAAAACCGATGCAGTGATGAAAAACATATACATGCAGACGTTCCCGGAAGCGCGGCAAAAGGTCGATGCCACTATTGATAACTTTTTTGAGGGTATCATAAACGGATCAGATGGAGAAAAAAATGAACTGCAAGACCTGATTAACCGGATGAAAAAAGAAGATCCGGACGGTTGGTATAAGGCTGTTTTTGATGCTATGCAACACGCAATGCAACACGAATAAGAAAAGATGGCTTAAATAAGCCATCTTTTAGAAGCAGGCGACGGGAATCGAACCCGTTATTGTAAAATCCTCGCAAGCCGCATAAACTCTGCATTCTAGGTTATATGCGGCTTTCGGGATTATAAATATTTACCACTTTACATATAAATATATGAGAAATGGTACATTTTTAAAAACTATGCAACACGAAATGCAACACGATATATTCTGGATGGGCGGTGTGTCCATCATCTCAAATACTCCATCGGGAGTGTGTCGGGAACCATTGCCGACCTCAGAATATTCGCATTATTTCACACCAGGACCATGCTCTGGATCCTGATCGTGATTGTGGCGTGCGCTGTCTGGGGTAGTGCCTGCATCAATGACACCGTTTACTGGATGACCGCCACCAGCCGGTTTTCCTACGCCCGGGCCGGAATTAACATAGTGACCACAGTCATCATCTGCCGGAGACAGATTGTGATGATCGTTGATATCACAGTGTGCTGCATCATGAGGTGCACAGTTGCGGTGTAACGGTTCCTGGATGTTCATTTCTTTTTCCATAAGATGTTTCCTTTCTTTCTGTAAGATATTGATATATACATAGTAATGCTTTTTCACATTTTGAATATCACCGTAAATAGTCATCTGCCCATTCACATTTTTCAAAATAAGCGCATTGCTTGCCCCAATCTTTTGTCTCAATATCAGGCTTCAAATCCTTATAATTTGTATTCGTCCTTTCTGTACAATAACAATCCCTAAGTAATTCTCCACCAACAAATTTACAATCATGGCAAGTATAATTTCTACTTTTATGATAAGGACATTTGTCAGTTCCACTCAATCTTTCCCATTTTTGTCCTATATAAATTAAATATGGAAGTTTAATATGTAGTCTGTATTCAAAGAACGTGTGCAAGCTAACTGAAAAATTGTGGAATTTATATCTGCCACGATGTTTACAAATTTTTGCTTTGTCACAATAGCAGGAATCTCCACAATCATATCCAATTGTTATATGAATCGTTGTTCTCACCTCCAAATGAAAGAAAAATTTTATCGTCTTTTCGACACCCAGAAGCCCTTAATATACTTTCCGTTTGATCCATCAGCCCCTAAATAGTGATTTAAAGAATATGTGGTCTTTGAGTGGAAACCAAACATTGATTCCAAATAATTCAGATATGCACACCTATTTAACTCCTGGAAATTATTATTGTGCAAGCAACACTAATGCTGAAACATTAAAAAATAGCCCTTTAAAATTTGCTTTTACAATGAAAGTTTATCTTAGTGTTGGTA